CGAACCTAATGCCGACGGATGGGGATGTCACAACTACTGCGACGTGATAGCCTGGGGCTATGCCGACGGCGGGCTCAACGACCCGACGCTGTTCTACTCGTGTCAGTCAACCATTGAAGAGGAAATCGAGCGAGAGAAATATCGTGCCGAACATGGCATGAAGACGCACGCGGAAAAGTTGGCCGAGATGGAGGCGGAGGAAGAAGCAGCGGAAGACGATGACATCAAACGCAGGGGTGTTCGGTTCCGCATCGAAGACGGAGAAATCCACTACAACGCTGTTGTGGGAGCCGACGAGAAGATGACCGACCACGCCACCGAACTGATGCGCGATGCCGGTAAGAACTTCTACGAGTTCCGCGAGAAGCACCCAGAAGTCACTGAGATGCACTTCTACACCGACGACGAGGTGCAAGTGAACAATTAACTACAACGGGCAGGGCTGCAAGGCTCTGCCCTTAATGATTGGACGAATTATGAAACAAAAGAAACGAGTATATCTATCAGGAAGAATGAGCGGACTGCCGGAACATTTTTGGCGAGTGCGCTTTGCTATTAAGTCCGATTGGCTAAGAACGTTCGGACACGAGGTTGTGAACCCTGCGGAAACGGTCATTGCTAAGCACTTATGGCTCTACCGCATCGTTGGCTACCGATGGACGCTGTGGTATGATCTGCGGCTGCTGAAGCGTTGCACCCACATCTTTATGGTTGGACCAGGTTGGCGCGACTCTCGCGGTGCAAGGTTAGAGCGCATGAAAGCCAGACAATGGGGCATCGAAATATTAGACTATGAGCGAGAGAAGGAATAAGGGCTGTTTATATTGGGACGAATCGAGCCGAGGCATTAAGAACGGGAAGCAAGACAAGCGGGGTCGTTGGTGTGCGGAGAAACGCATAGACGGCAGGCTGGTGCGCAAGCGTTCTACCGACATGCAGAAGTGTTTGGACTTCCTGAATGATTGCGACGTGGTGGAGGAACGGAAACCAAAGCGGACGGTGGAGGTGCCAACGATACACGACAAGAGGTTCATGGTACACAAGAACCATGTGGCAACGATGGAGCAGCGCAAGCAACTGTTAGAAGACCGCATCACGGAATCGCAGTTGACGCTTGACTACTTCGAGACGCGCGACTTCGCGGCCATTAATCGCTACATCGAGAAGGTAATACTTCCGCGACTGAACGTATATTGTACGGAACGGTTGCACATGCGACACGACGACATGCAAAAGGTCATACTGGAGTGCGTGGCCATTCTCTACACGTACCTATATGCCGACGTGCCGGTGTTCGGATATGAATACCGACTGCGAGCCATGCTTAGATATTACAAGGAGCACCACAACCTGGGCTTCTATGAAAATATACCTGAGCCGATACACGAGGTCGTTGATACGCTCGACGTGTCGGTGCTGGAGAAAAGATTTGTTGTTAAACGACATAACTGATATTATTTTGTGTAACTTAAAATTGATTGCGTATGGTAAAAACCGAAAGAACAGAACATCAAGTAAATAACTTCTACGGGGGATTAAACGTCCCCCGCAGTGGGTTACGCAAAGTGTTAGTAAACCCTCGCAGGAGTTTAATGAAAGCAAGGAAGTGGAACATTAAAGAATTGAAATAATTATGAACAGCGAAGAAAAAGCAGCAAAGGGGTGTTTCTGGACCCTGATATTGATGATTGCGCTCAGCTTTATGCTGAACGTGTTTTTGTTGATGTTGTGTCAGAAGGAGCCGTCGGTGGTGATCGAGCGCGATACAGTATGGAGAGATACTACCATCTACCAGCCGCAGGCGGCGGAAACGATCAACACGGGACGGGTGGTGTATGTGAAGGTGCCGATGGAATCGGCAGGAAAGGAACGGGACACCATACATGACAGCATAGAGGTGCCCGTGCCGATTGTGCAGAAGCGGTACGACGACAGCCTCTATACGGCATGGGTGAGCGGATTTGAGCCGGCACTGGATAGCATCAACCTGCGACTGCCGACAATCACCGAGACCATCACGCAAACCATTGTGAAGCCTTCGCCACTGATAACCTTTGGCATTCAGGCCGGGGCAGGAGTCGGAGCATTCAGCAGACAGCCTGACATCTATATAGGCGTGGGCGGTCAACTTAATCTATGGAGGAAATAGTAAACCGAAAACGGGGTTGTGCAAGTTTGTTGAAATGTATAACTCTAAATTTTAAAACGAATGATGAAAAAGATTTTGTATTTCGTATTGCTGTTCCTTTGGGCAATGGGCATACTGGGTGGCATCGGTTACTCCATCTACGGAGGCGCATGGCCCATCGCAGCCGGTGTGGTAGTTGCAGGCGTATTGAGTTGGCCGAAAGTGAAGTCATTGTATAACAAACTGAACGAATAGCCCTATGGAAATAACACTCGAAGCAATCATCTCGTTCATAGGCCTGTTCGTGGGCGGTGGTGCGGGTGCCTTCTTCACATGGAGGTATCAGAAGAAAAAGGCGAAGGCAGAAGCAGAGTCAGCGGAAATAGACGCTGCCAAGGACCTTCAGGACATGTACCAACAGATGTTGGCCGACGCGAAGACCGACCGCGAAGACCGCAAACAACAGATTGAGGAGTTACGGGCAGAGCGCGACCACTACAAGGACGAGCGCAATGAACTGCGCGACAAGATGGAGCAGCTGACGCGCTCGTTCATGGACTGGCGCATCGAGGCCGACAACGACCGAAGCAAGATGAAGATGGACATCGCCAAGCTGGGCAGAAAGGTGGAAATGATGGCCCCTTTTATGTGCGGCGACCTGTCATGCAAGCTCCGCCAGCGCGTCGTCATCTCGGAAAACGGGGAGATTAAGACCAAACGCCCCGAAAAGCCAACTAAGAAACAAGAGAAAAAACCAGCTGACATCGAACCCTTAAACAGCGACGAACTATGACCACCTATCTCAGTAGAAACTTCACTCTCGAAGAGTTGTGTGCGAGTGCTACCGCCAAGGCGAAGGGCATCCGCAATAATCCAGGACAGACGGACATCGTGAATCTGTGTGCGCTGACTCATCAGATATTGCAGCCTTTGCGCAATGCAATGAACGAGCCCATCAAGATCGGAAGCGGGTATCGTTCGTTAGCTCTCAATAATGCCGTCGGTGGCGTCAAGAACTCTCAGCACATGAAAGGCGAGGCGGCAGACCTCTGCATTGACGGCGACATGGCAAAGGGCCGCAAGTGGTTCAACTGGATAGCTAAGAATTGCGACTTCGACCAGCTCATCATGGAGCATAACGCGAAGGGTTCGTATTGGGTCCACGTCTCGTACCGAGCAGACGGCAAGAACCGCCACCAGATTATCAATAACCTATTAAAGAAGTAAGCGTATGTTCGGCAACTATCACAACCCAAACGATTTTTGGCAGCACCGCGATCCGCACCAGCACATGAGCGAAGATGAACGAATAGCAGTTGCCATCATTCAGTGCGTGGCGTTTGTCGTCATATTGATAGTAATGTTGCTATTGTGCGCACTGTTCGGATAAAAACCAATAACGCTGCTGAGATAGCAGCACCCTCCTTTCAATAATATTTATAGAGTTTTTCATAGTTAGATTTAGTAGTTGATGTAGGCTCGCAGCGGCGGGCCTTTTTTTATCCTTGCGGCGGAACCGCAAGGCGCACGACCAACCATAAACCATGAAACACAAAGCCATGAACCGTGCTTGGTAAACCCCAAGCCGCTTTTTGTCGGAATAGAAAAGAACGATAAAAAGCAAAAATACAATGAAGTGGTTAACACTTGAACAAATTAAGCGTAACTCGCGCATTGACGGCAACGATGAAGATGATTTGCTGATCGAGAAAGGCGAGCAGGCCGAGGACCAGGTACTCGGCGACATTGGCCGAACGTACCAAGAATTGATTGAATGGAAGGGCGGCGTGCCGTCTGACTTGGTAGCTGCCTCGCTGATGCTGGTGGATGCAGCCTATCAGCAGCGGTGTGCAATATCGAACATCCAGTGGTACGTCATCGCATTCGGCTACGAGTCGAAAATCAAGAAGTACGTTCGACTGGCTGACCGCAGCTCGTATGACGAGACAACGGGTGGCTACGTCATCGGCTCGCAGTTGAAGATTCTGGTCGCTGCCGAGTTGCCCGACAAACTGAAGATGGAAGATGTGCCGTTCACCGTTGTGGTCTATAACGGCGACGTGCAGAACAAGCAGCATACCTACGACAAGTCGGAGTGCCTGCTGACCACCGACGGCGACTACGTGGCAATGGTCGACACCGACGAGCTGGGCGTCGGTCAGTATATGGTCAAACTGACCGTGCAGATACCAGACACCGACTATCCGTCAGGCTATCGCAAGGAAATCATCCGTATTAATCCGAACGTGAGAGTAACCGGCTAACACAATGAAGGCAACCGCACGAGTCATCACAGGCTCCATCAGGGGCAGAGCGCAGGGCATGAGCAGTCCTGCCGCTGTTGCGTATGCGCTGCCGACTGGCGTAGGAGGACAGGCTCTCGCAGTCGAAGAGTCTGACATCGTGAAGTTCCTGTACGTCACGCCCACCGAACCGCAACAGCTCGTATGGTTGGTGCCTCAGTACGGCATAGACTATCGCGTAGAGTCGAACACAAATTGGACAATCAAATAATTTAAACGTAAAAAGATATGGCTTATTCAGCATGGCTCGTACCGAGCAAGACATCAGGAAGTGGCAACGATACCGTCAACGTGACGGCGGGTGCCGACAACACGGGACGTAATGCCCGCAGTACAAACATGACCTTCAAGGCGGCTAACTGCGAAGACGTGGTGCGCCAGGTGACACAGGCCGGTAAGCCGGAATTTGTCAGCATTCAGGCCACAGCAGCGATTGACAAGACGGGTGGCACCATCACCATCACGGGTACTACCAACTCGTCAAAGTTGACATTCTCGCTGGCAAGCGGCGGCACGTTGGAATTGACGTTGCCAAGTTCATATTTGGCAAACAGCGTCTCGACAAACAACGGCGACGCCATCAGCGGCGACCCAGGCGCAAGTCAGGAGTTCCCGTTCTCTATCCAGTTCGCCAACGTCGGTGCCAACCCCACCATCACGGCGAAGAGTGTACAGCTCATCGTGACAGACAACGCTGGCAATACCGCCACATGTACCATCACTCAGGCTGCCGGTGATCCTACCCTGTCAGTATCTCCCGCAAGCGTACAGCTCGACTGGAACGCAGCAACGGCTGAGACATCGGCATCGTTCACCGTTACTTCTAACACTAACTGGACGATTGAGTAATGGCAAGCATCAGTATTCCTTGGAACGACGGCCCCGGCAACATTGTCCTGACCTACACAGGTCAGGGCAATGGCACCGTGACTGTCACCTCGGACACTGACAACCTCGGACACGACCGACAGCAGGTGGTGACGTTTGTAGTCACTGACGGTGCCATCCGCGAGGCGTTGGTGAGCGACAGCGGTCATCAGCTTGTTACGAGTGACGGTCATGCGCTGACGTGTCTCAACGGAGCGATGAAGGTGCAGGTGACGGTCATTCAGCCCACAGGCATGAAGGTACTTGTAACCGCCAGCAATCACAAACTTGTCACCGTCAACGGGCGCGAGCTGTGGTGCCGTCCTTCGAATTAGGAATTAAGAGTTAAAATCAAGAGTTATGGCACAATCATCAGGATTTAGAAACAAGCGCGTACATATCATTAACCGCGATGCCGATGCGCAGGGAGAATTCGGGCGCAATTCTGGCGGTCGTGCGTATAAGTACGCCACGACGGTATGGGCCAGCGTTCGGTTTTCAAAGGGCGTAAAGTCGTTGCGCGAAGGTGCGCTGGATGCCTACGACACGTTGGTCATCGGCATGCTCTATACATCGAAGATAGACCGCGAGTCAGCTATAGTATATGATGGCAGGACGTTTCAGATTCAATCGTTCAACCGAGACTATCAGACCAACGAGATACAGCTGACGGTGGTAGAATGGTCAGGCAAGGACTTCACAAGTCTGATTCCCAGTTCACTTCGAAGGCTGTGCAGCAGCGAGAGTGTGCTGGTTACTGACGACAAGCACACCTTGACCGTGCATCACGAAACAATTAAATAATGTTTAACAAATAAAACCAAAAGATTATGGATAATTTCAATCTTACGCAGAGCGATGCCCAAGTTCAGGCGATCCTCAACAAGATTCAGCCCCTCGCACAGACGGGCGACATGGCCACCCTCGGCTATGGTTACGGCGTATGTGAGACCGCTGGCGCAACAGCAGCCAAGACGGTAAGCATTACTAACACTGTTTTGACCCCTGGCGGCATCATCGCCGTCCTCTTCCAAAATGCCTTCACCGCATCTTCACCGACACTTAGTGTCAACGGATCAGCGGCCAAGGCTATCAAGCTGTTCGGAAACGCTATGCCGATGGGTAAAGTGAAGAACAACACCATTCTCGTGATGAACTACGATGGCACGCAGTTCAACGTCATCGGCATCGAGAGTCAGGTGGCAGCAGCACCAGACGGTGCCGTTGACCTCGCTCTTCCCAGCGGATTGCTGTGGGCTGACAAGAATATCGGTGCCACCACGCCATACGAGGACGGC